CCAGAACCTTGGCTCTGCCTTTGGCCGACTGATCAACGAGACCATGATTCCGGTCACCGCCAAGATCCTTGAGGTTATGGATGAGCGCGGCCTGATCGATATGCCTCTGCGTGTCAACGGGCTGGAGGTCAAGGTCACGCCTGTCGCCCCGCTGGCCATGGCCCAGAACATGGAAGAGGTCAATTCCATCATGCAGTACATGCAGATCGCCCAGAGCTTGGGCACCGATGGCCAGCTTGTGATCAAGACCGATGTGTTGGTGGACTACCTAGCCGACAAGCTGGGCGTGCCTGCCTCTGTGCGCAACACCGCCGCCGAGCGTGCAGTGCTCATGGAAGAGATGCGCAACCAGCAGCAGCAGCAAGCTATGGCGCAGGCCATGGCCATGCAGGCCCAAGCCGGTGGCGGGATGCAAGCGCTGCCAGCCCCTGAAGGGATGCCAGCATGAGTTGGGATGAATTAGATGCCATTGGCCAGCCCAGCGACATACGCGAGGTTGACCAAAAGCGCGAGGATCTGGTCAAGCTGACTCTGCGGGTGTTCGGGTCAGAGGATGGCCAGAAGCTGCTTGAGTGGCTCAAGGACATGTATGTGAATGTGCCCATCGCCGTACCGGGCACAGACCCCTCGCACGCCTACTTTGCCGAAGGGCAGAGGTCGGTGGTGAGGGACATTGAGGTACGGATTAACACAGCAAGGAAACTATGAGCGACACAGCAACCGTCGAGCCCGGTGCAACCGGCCTACTTGACAATGTGCAAGTAAGTGACGAAGCCAAAACCGAAAACCCGCAAAACACTGAAATCAGCCACAAGGCTGCCGATCCCAGTGCCCCAGAGCCCGAGGATCCCCTAGAGCGGCCAGACTTCTGGCCCGAGAACTTCTGGAAGAAAGACTCCAACGAGCCCGACCTAGAAGGCATTGCAAAGAGCTGGTCAGATCTGCGTAAGCAAATCAGCCAGGGCAAACACAAGGCGCCCACAGACGGCAAATATGACCTCAAAGCCTTTGGCGAAGAGGCAGACACCAACCCCATCGCCACGACCCTGTCTGGCTGGGCCAAGGAAAACGGCCTGTCCCAAGCCGCTTTTGACGACCTGGTCGGCAACCTACAGACCCAAGCCAAAGAGCTGATGTCTGGCGACATGGTTGACCCGGCAGCCGAGATGAAACAGCTTGGCCCCAAGGGCGGCGCCATTGTCAACGGCATGGTGGACTGGGCTCGCGGCCTGGTCAACAAGGGTGTCTGGAGCAAAGACGACTTTGAAGAGTTCAAGATCATGGGCGGCACCGCCCGAGGCATCACAGCCCTGATGAAGGTGCGCGAAGCCTACGAGGGCCGGGTGCCAATTGAGTCGGCCCAGCTTGAGGGCGCACCCAGCCAGGAGGAGCTCTATGCTATGGTTGGTGATCCACGCTACAAGACAGACGCTGCGTATCGGCAAAGAGTTGAACGGATGTTCGGCCAATACGCCAAATAGATCGGGGCACTCCTCCCCGTCTGCCGCAAGGCAGTTGCCTTGACCCAGCTTCGGCTGGGTCTTTTTTGTACAACAGTCAATCGATATTGTTGCTTTGTGTACAAAAAGCCATACAATCGCGCCAAGGCCCACCGGGAAACCGACCCCCAACCGCTGCGGATGCAGACGAATGGCTGGCGTAACCAGCAAGCACAGACCCGGATTACCGGCCCACCAGCGCGACAAACCCTGATCAACAACCGAATGAGGTATCAAAATGAGCGTTTCTCTTTCAAACGCCTTTGTGACGCTATTCGACGCAGAGGTCAAGCAAGCATACCAAGGCAAAGCAATGCTGGTAGCTGCTGTTCGTCAGCGTCGTGGTGTCGAAGGCTCCACTGTCAAGTTCCCTAAAGTCGGTCGCGGCGTAGCATCTGCTCGCGTCACCCAGACCGATGTCACTCCGATGAATGTCGGCTTCTCCACCGTTACCTGCACATTGTCTGACTTCAATGCAGCCGAATACAGCGATGTGTTCAGCCAGCAAAAAGTCAACTTTGACGAGCGCTCTGAGCTTGTGCAAGTTGTCGGTAATGCAATCGGTCGCCGCCAGGATCAACTGATCCTTGATGCACTGATCGCTGCGTCTAGCACTGGCACTGTGGCAAATTCAATTGGTGGTGCAAACACCAACATGAATATTTCCAAGCTGCGCGAAGCTGCCAAGATCTTGAACACCAAGAATGTGCCAAGCGATGGTCGTCACATCATCATCCACGCCAATTCTTTGGCATCGATGCTTGAGCAGACCTCTGTTACCAGCTCGGACTTCAACACTGTCAAGGCTCTGGTTCAAGGTGAGATCAACCAATTCATGGGCTTCACATTCCATGTGCTGGGTGACCGCACTGAAGGTGGCTTGCCCATCGACGGTTCCAGTGACCGCACTCTGTTTGCATTCCACAAGGATGCAATTGGCTATGCAGAAGGTATCGCTCCTAAGACCGAGATCAACTACATTCCAGAGAAGACCAGCTACCTTGTCAATGCCTTGTTTAGCGCAGGTGCCATTGCCATCGATAGTGAAGGTATTGTGAAAATCACCGCACGCGACACAGCGGCAGCGGCTTAATAGGAGGGTCACAAAATGGCTTTCTCATCTACTGGTTTTAATACCGTTGGCGGCCAGTCAAAAGCTGGTAACGCACCGGCCATTTACACTTACTCATCTACTGATGCTCAGTCGGTGATTCGTGCATCTGGCTATTTCAACTCGGTGTCGTCCATCCTCAATGTTGGCGACATCATCTTCTGCTACTCGGCAACGGGTGGCACTCCAGTGATGTCTACCGCTTATGTGGTCAGCAACGCCTCTGGCGTGGTTGACATCACTGACGGTGTGACCATTACTGCAACCGATACCGATTAAATTCGGGTTGTTGCATGGGGCCATCTTCTGGGGATTCTCGGAGGATGGCCTTTCTTACATTGAGGGGTTCAAATGGCTGCTGGTGACACTGGTGTATCAATCTGCTCAGATGCCCTGCTCTTAATTGGAGCCAAGGCAATTTCGTCTTTCAATGACGGAACTGACGAGTCCAGCGTTTGCGACCGACTCTATCCCGACATCCGTGACTCCACCCTGGTCATGTACCCGTGGACATTCGGCATGAAGAAGGTGCAGTTGGCGAGGTTGATCACAACCCCCGGCAGCGTCTGGGAATATGAATACCAACTGCCAGGCGACAAGCTGGCCAACCCTCGCGCCGTGTACGACACCGCGCAGCCGGGCGCATATCCGCGCAAGGAATGGGAGATCCAGGGCGACAAGCTGCTGACCAATCTGCCCGAAGTTTTTATTGACTACCAATACAGCGTGCCAGAGTTTGCAATGCCGCAATACTTTGTGCAATTGCTCAAGTACATGGTGGCTTGGCACATTGCCGAGACCGTTACCGAGCAGCAAGACAAGGCCAACAAATGGCAGCGCGTGGCCACTGGCGACATCTCTGAGAATGGCCGTGGCGGCTACTTCCGCACAGCTGCCCAGATCGATGGCCAGAACAACCCCGTGCGAGTCATTGAAGACTACAGCCTGATCGCAGTGAGGAACTGATGCCCCGCTTTGTCGAGTTCACCACCAACTTTGCAACAGGCGAGCTTGACCCTTTGCTGCGTGCAAGGGTTGACTTGGCTGCGTACAACAACGCCTTGGCCAAAGCCACCAATGTGCTGATCCAGCCCCAAGGCGGGTTGCGCCGTAGGCCAGGCACCAAGCATGTGTTTGAGCTGCCAAACAGCAGCACCCCAAGCGCGGCCAATGGCGTGCGTCTGGTGCCGTTCCAGTTCTCTGTCAGCGACAGCTACATGCTGTGCTTCACGCACAACCGCATGCATGTGATCAAGAATGGCGTGGTGCAGGCCAACATCAATGGCACGGGCAACAGCTACCTGACCACCACCATCGGCAGCGACATTGTTGACGACATGTGCTGGACACAATCTGCCGACACATTGATCGCGGTGCATCCTGACTTGCAGCCTGTGCGCATTACCCGCACCAGCGACACTGCTTGGACGGCCACATCAATCACATTTGACTCAATCCCAAAGTACGCCTTTGACATTGATTTTCACACCAACAATGGCTC